TCATTTAAAATGAAGTCCGGTCGCTTCTATGAACTTATATGTATATTCTGTCTCGATATCCACCAGATGTTCTACAAAGTTCTGGAACTTCGTCCCATAGGAACCATTTACCAGAAGTTTGAACTCTTCGAAATGCTCATACATATATTCCACAAACATCTCCATACCCTGCTGTGCGAAATCATCTAACTGTTCTGCCTGCTTATCCGGGTCTGTCGCATGGAATCTCTCCTGCACACTTACAAACTTCTCTGTAAATTCTCTCGCTACCGGTTCTACGATAGCGGGAAATAAATCCTGTCTATTGATATATTTTCTCGATTTTCCATCACCGTTTTCTTCTTTCCGAATATACTATAAACCATAGAATATATTTCACCGGGAGGATCTTATGAAAAAGCGTATCACTGCACTTCTTTTACTCCTTACACTATCTGTCACTTCACTTTTTGCATGTACATCTGCTGACAAATCGGAATCCGCATCAGACAAAACAGCAAAAACTTCAAAATCCACAAGTACTAAAAAACAGGAACTGACTCCTGTTACATTAAATGAAGTAGCACACTCCATCTTCTATGCTCCGATGTATGTGGCAATCGAAAAGGGATATTTTTCCAACGAAGGAATCGACCTTTCTCTCGTGACTGGTTTCGGAGTTAGCTAGTTAGTACAAGACATATTATCTAAACTGAATAGCCTCGATGCGTAACTCCTGGCCTACAGTTCCAAGCGTTGCTACTCCGTCTGCTTTTGTCCAGTCTGTCCATCCGGAACTCTGGATATGAACACGATATTCAAAGTCTCCTTCGAAGCATAAGCATTCGATACGTTTCTTTTCTCCAACTGTACCGATAATCGTATCTTTGGTGATCGTGCCGTAATCCACCCAGCCTTTACTCTGGATGTGAGCCTTTGCCTTAATAGTCTTTCCATATGGATTGATTCGGATCGCTTCCAGGCGTAATGCATGGCCTGTGATACCAATCACATTCTCTGCGGCTTTTGGTGATAACCATCCCTTACTCTGTACGTGCGGTTCGACGGAGAACATGGACTTCTTAATCTCTAATGCTTCCATCTGCAGTCCTTTTCCTGTAGTACCTGCCCACTCACCGTTGTTTGCCCATTCAGACCAGCCGATGCTCTTCTGGTGGACTCTGTACAGATAGAACGATTCCTTTCCAGTGATCCGGATAGCTTCCAGTCTTCTGTTCTGCCCGGTGGTTCCGATCAGTGTGTCCTTCTTGATGTTCTTGTATTCTTTATTACCGGTTCCTTTCATGTGAACGACAACGTCAGTCTCTCCGTCTGGCTTAATATGAAGCGCTTCAATTCTACGATTCTGACCGGTAGAACCAACCATTAAGCCATCAGACTGCCAGTTGCCCCATCCAATGCCTCTCATGTGAGCCTGGTATGAAATTGTACCGAACTTATCGGTCTTGTTCTGGAATGCTCCACCGGACTTGATCTCTCCATCGACAGGTTCTGTCTTCTTGGCTGATGCTACTGGTGCTGCAGACGAGATGCCGAAAGCTTTAAGGATTCCTCTTGCCAAGTCATCGATCTTGGAATTGAATTTGTTGAGATCTGTTTTGTTTGTAATGAATCCATTTTCCAGAAGTCTGTAGCTGTAACCTTTTGTAGCTGCACGATTGACATTTGCAAGGTGTGCTCTGCCTACAACCTTATTTGCTCTTCCAGGGAAGAATGTTCCGATGAAGTTGGCGAGTGCCGTATCATACTGATCAGGATTGTATCCTTCTTTAATGATTACGTGCCCGCCTTTTGCTGTTGATACTCCGCTGTCCATATGCAATTCCAGAATCTGATAGCTTTTTGGAATATTGAGTGAGCTGATACCTTTATCAGCATACCAGTTCCGGTTTGTATCTCCAAGAGTAACATTATTTCCTCCGTATGCTACGATTCGTCTTGCAAGTGCCCGAACTCTCTCTGCCTCGGTGTAACCGTATCCAACAGCTCCACTGTCACCGGCTCCGTGACCGGCTATTAAAAATAAATGTGCCATAATTGCTCCTTTCTGTGCGACGTCGCACGCAATATATAATATGTTAGAGGACGATTATTCGCCCTCTGAATCCTCTTCCGTGTCTTTGTCCCTTAACTGTATTAATACATCTCTTAGCTTGTCCGGAATCGGTACAAACACCGCCGCGTTTTCCAATAAGCTTAGTGCCTCGTTACAAATATAGAACATGATCACAACTTCTCTTAATGGGATTGTATTCCCGATTAATTCTTGGATGGAAAAAGACACGGCAATTACAATAAACATTACAATCTTTTTCAGCAATCCCTTGAACCCTGTTTCCGATGACAGCTTTTTTGTATAAATACCTTTGATTACTCCCGTTATGTAATCTACCACTGCCAGGAACACGATCGTCTTTAAAAGCACGTCCCATCCACCAAGCCAGTATGACAGGACGCCTCCGATCAGACCGAACACTACACTGATCCAATTAAAAATTTTATCCATTTTCTTCATATACCTCACTCTTTCTTATTTTTTGTATAAAAATAAGACCTTACGGTCCTGCTCTGATTTCCATGTGCTTTCCTTGCATTATCCCTCCTTTAATGTTCCTGTTCCGGCATTATAGATGTATTTCTTGCGCACCTTATCGTATAAGCATAATGTACCGTCAGACTTTTTAACCGGAATCATATCAGCTACCAAGGTATCCCCGGAATAGATCTGTGCATAGTAGATCTTGCCCACTACACCTGTTCCGGCTGGTGTGCTGTTCTTACTCATATTTCCAAGATAATACGGACTGCTAAGCTTGAACGAATCTATCGCATCGGTAGCTACGATTGTGTCTCCAACCTTGCAACTTGCATTTGTTTGCTCGATAATCCAATCATTCGCCCAGAATGGTGCATTTTTAGCGGCGCTGGATACTGTACCACGGACTACGTAGATATTATCTGTACAGCTGTAGCCGATTTTATAATTATCGTCACGTGCTCCGGCAATATAAGTTGTACCGCTCTGTAAGTTCCATCTTGCTTTTGTGTTAGTCTTTTCGTCTGGTAAGATTTCTGTATCGAAATAGCAATTACCATCCAAGTTCAGGCTTGTAAGTTCCGTGTGGTCTACCGCTGTACTTGCATTAACCGTAACGTTGCACTGTGCTGTGTATCCACCATCCGCGGTAGTTACAGTTACGATCGCTGATCCGGCTGTCTTGGCTGTAACCTTTCCACCAGATACGGATACATTGCTGTTGCTTGCACTCCATGTAACAGACTTATTAGTTCTCATCAATCCCCTTAATGTTTCCATCTTCATCAAGCTCCAGCGCACCGCCTTCTTTAAGTTTAAATGCCATGTAACCGACATCATCCGTCTTTGCATTCATGAGAGCAACCTTGATAGCAGATTCAAGTCTTGTCTCATCAAGTTCTTTCTGTAAATTTGCCACCTGTGTTTCGTATGCTGTAATCTTCCCCTGGAGTGCTTCATCGTTTTTTGCATCTTTCTTCAACTGTTCAATCAGCTTCGTTGATTCTCCATGCTGTGTGTTCAGGGTGTCATAGTCCGTCTTCAGTTTTCCGTATCGGATATCCAAATTCTCCTCACTGGCAGTATAAATCTTATTCTCTTTCATACTTGCTGTAATCGCCTTAATCTGTTCATCCGATAAACCCTGTGCTTTTAATAATTCTTCTAATGTCATTTTGTATTTCCCCTTTCTTACGCTTTTTACATGTCTCGTCCATGATCTGCGGAATAGTGTTTTACATCCCTGTGGATGAAATGGCATTAAAAAAAGACATCCTTCGATGCCTTAAATCAATATATCCTTGTCCTTGCCACCCGCCACCCACTATTTCACCCATAGTTGGGAGATAATTGGATCACCGCCTTATCAGCAAAATTTGCATAGAATAATTAATGCGACACAAACAATCATGATATTAATGCTCGATGTTGCCATATTCTCACCTCTTTCTTAAAAATGGGTACAAAAATACCACTAACCATTTCTGATCAGTGGTATCTATAATACTTTTTCAATATCTTTCTTATCAACAGTAATTGTTTCCCAGTTAGTAGGAGAATCACCAATGTCAACTTCGCAAGCATCTTCAAAAAGTTCAACTATGGTCCCTATTCGCCCATCCTTTAATTTAACTACATCATATTGTTTCATAGTTCTCACCTCTTGTCTACATAAATCGATGTTAGCCTTGGTTCAGCGTTGTCGTTATCTTTAATCCATGCTGTTAATACATTTGCTGTTTTTCCATTCGGTCCTGTTATCTGCATAATTTGCTCATAGCGCTTTCCGTATTTGTCTTCTCTCTTATATACTAACTCTTTTTCATCAAAAGAATCAAGTATTTTCGTTTTTAAGTCTGTATAACTTTCTTTTGTATATCCAAGTGCTTCTTTAAAAGCTTTTGCTTTTTCTTTACCTGTAGGATGTTCAAAATTTAATGCATATTCCGTTAATTTCTCATCTGGGATTTTCGCAAAAAATTGCAAATCCATCTTTATTTTGTTGCCTTTAGAATTTTCCACAGTTCCTATATATTTTTTATTGAATTATTAGATAATCCGCACTGCATGATGTCATAATCATCTATCAGGCCCTTGATTGGTTTCAATCCACTAAACTGCTTTTTGTTGTAATCCAATCGCCAGAACGGGATATATCCCAGCGAACACCCCATCTTCTTACCTGTCTTCTGATCAGTAAATACGATGTGTGGTCTTGGATTCACCGGTTCAGATTCATCCTGAACAATCTTTCCATTCAAACCATCCTGAATATAATAAAATGTTTCTGTTTCAGACCATACCTGAATCTTTCGGATTACTTTCTTTCCCTGTTCTATACGGTCCACATAATGATATATAATGTATCGCTTATGATCTGAAGTATCCTTTTCTCTGCACTCTACTACGCCCATGCTGTCTGCACACATAAATGTAAGCCGATCATCGGCATTCTTATATGCGAACAGATACTCGAATCCCTTCGTGTATGCTCCTATGATCACATCGCCAATCTCTGACCAGAACTCATCATCAAAATAGTTATCCAGATGCTCCTGTAACCCTTCCGCCGTATCCTTGGCAACCATTGGGTTTTCATCAAACGAAAGCATATAGGCTGACAGTTGATCCGAAAGCTCAGTAAAGAACGGGTGACTGATCTTAACATTCGACCGCACCTTGTCTTCTATCAGTTTTCCATCAGCATTGTAGTAGAATAATCTATATTTTCTTATGTCGTGTTCGCCTTCGTAGTATCTTTGACCAACACCGGCAAACTTTTTCTTCTCTGATACAATATCATTATCTATAAATTTCTGTACCTCTGATACACTCAGCAACCTTTACACCTTCCTTCTTCGATTAATCAATAGGACTTGGGGAATGTAATAGATTTCAACTTCTCACGTTGTCTATCATCATTCATTCCCCTGAATATGATCTGGTTGCCATTGTGTCTGCATGTAAGCATTAATGGACTTCTGTTGATCTTCCAGTAAGCATCGGCCTTATCTCCAAACATCTTGTACAGAGAACCTGTTAGTTCTGCAAAGGTACTGTCTCGATTGGTGATATCAGACTTTCTCATGGCTACAAGGTTTCTTCCTTTGTCTCTCATTAGTCTCAGGATGTAATTCTGCGCTGTATCCACACTCTTTCCTGAACCAGCAGAACCTTTCATCACGATGTAGCGTTTTTTACTGCGGTCAACCTCTTTAAAGCATGGATTAGCTTGAACATTTATTTTCACAGGCAATCAGCTTCTTTAAAGGCTTTGAAAAGTTTCGGTGACTGAATAGCAATCCAGTCTGTAATCTCCTCGTTCCGTCCCCAGCTTTCGGCACCGCCACTGTTATTCCATAATCCAGACTCGTACAGAAACGCGTGAATAATTTCATGCCTGAGTACCTTCTTCTTGTACTCTTTCAAATTCATTAAAGAGTTTCTACTGGATTCTAACTTCGCAATCCTAATCTGATGAATACTCTGATCCATACATCCATCACAACCCTCTGGAAGTTTTTCATCTGGCGTATCAAAATATATCTTATATAACGTTCCTAAAATATTAACTTTCTTCATTGTCATTATCTCCATAATCAATCGTGATGTTCAGGTCCATATCTGCATCAACTTCCAGCTTGTCCTTGAACATTCCAAGATGTTTACCAAGTAACTCCAAAGCTTTCATCTTGTCATTCAAACGAACTTCTCTTTCGACCGATTTTCCCTTTGCTCCGTCCATTGTCTTAACTTTTACAGACTGGATGCACGCCAGATCATCTTCTGTCGCATCTGCTTTTACTGATGCATCTTTGGGATTGATTACATTCTGTGGATTCACAAATGCTATTCGTGCCAGTTCCTGAATCACTCGGTCCTGACTGATGCCGGTTCTCTTCGATCTCTCAGCCATTGCTTTTGCGATATTTTCTTGAATACAAGTTTTCCCAAGTAATTCAGGTCCGATTCTATCTGCTGTTTTTGACGAATACCCCGCTCGGATAGCTGCCTGAGTGGCATTCAAGTCAATTAGATATTCATCACAAAATGTTTTCTGTTTCTTAGTCACTCAGACTCACCTCCTGTTTTTTTGCATTAGAAAAGCACCCCGGAGGGTGCCTCAAATTCATCATTTATTTTCGCTTGCTTCCATCGCTCTTTCTACATAGTCAATTGCCTCTTGACTTAAAGAGCCTAAGAATGGAATCCCTGTAGTATTATTATAATTCGGAAGGAATTTCTCTCTTCTCAATTCTTCACATGCTTCGCAAAACATACTTTTATCCATTCCTACGTCAGCTGGTTTTACATTGTCCAAGTGCTCTCCATTTTTATACGCTCCGTATAGTTCTGCAAGCACGAGTGTTGCTTCATTTGTTAAATCGTTCATTATTAGTCCTCCTTAAAAATCACCTAAAACCTACTCCCATAATATCCCATTTCTCGACATTACGCAACGAAAAAGACACCCGCGTTGCCAGGTGTCTTCTCTCGGTTTTATTAGGTTGTGGGGGAACTGATCGAATGATTTAATATCTGTTCATTAATTCCAGTATAAGGATAACAGACTTACATACTGAACTGCAATGAACTATTCAGGATATTTTAAATGTCCTAATGCCTTACCATGCAATTTGTGGACCCATCTTTCAGAACAATCCATTTTTTCTGCTATTTCCCACCAACGCAATCCTTTTATGTACCGGTAGAACAACACGTCATTCTCATCTTCATTTTTTATTTCCTTAATCTGTTTTTCGATAGAAATATATGACTCAATACAACTTTCCTTTTCTGTTCCAAGTTTTTCTACCAACGAATCAATCCTTGCCAGCTCATCAGATAGATCCTTCTGATTTCCGCTTCCATGCGGCATACCTGAATAATCAATTGCCTTCACAGATTCCGCTAGCTCCTTCAGTTCGGTAATTTCATCATCAATACGATTGATACGTCTTCTACTGGATCTGTATCCTCTCAGATATTCTTTCTTCCGGTTATTCTCATTCTTGATATTGTTTTCTTCCAGTCTCTGCTCCACCGGTATCCACTCCCTTCATTTTCTTATCTTTCCATTCATCTATGCGCTTATCGCTCTATCAAGCAGATACATGTACAATTCTTTGTATACGTCCCTTTCAGCAGCAGCTTTAATCCGGCCGTCTACAATATCGCTTGCATCCTCTGTATTCTTTTCATAGGTGTTCATTGCTTTTTTCATGGCTTCTCGCTTATCAACTTCCTCTTTGAGCTTACGCTTTAACTCTTCACCTATTTTCTTAGTTTCGACTAATTCCAGTTTCAATGCATTTATTGTCTCTTCTGCTTCTTCAGTAGTATTTCCACCTGACACTTCTACACCAAGCGAAAGCATAAGAGCCTCATCAATTCTCCGCATCTCATCGTCAGTACATGATCTGATATACTCTTCCAGCCTGTCCTTTGACACATTGGAAATACGCTCACACAATGCCACTGATGGAACTTTGCACATTATGTTCACATGTGTAGGAATTAAATTTCTTTCATCTGCTGTCAAATACACAATCTCAACAAAATTTGAATTCTCATTTCCTTTGTCATTTGATACGACAACGGCTGGCGATCCTGTAGTTTCCTTCACTGTGTCTTTTCTATTGCTTTTTACGTAAAATATATCTCCTCTGTATACTTCCATTTTATTTTCTCCTTCTTTTCTGACATTCATCATTGCCATATATGCAGTCGGATCATAATATCCTGATCCATTTCTTTTTGCTTCGCTTATCATTGTTCGATTCCCCCTGTTACATTTATCCCGATTTTCTTCAAAAAATCAGTAACCTCATAGCTCTGATAAGCTGGCGGTGTATGGAATCTCTCACTTGCCTTTTCATCAATATCTGATTCCAGCTCATCATAATGCTGTTCCCCATCTAATCTCTGTTTTACACTCTTATTTCTACTCATGATTTATCCCACCTTCCACAAGACGCTTTTCTAAATTCGCCATATCGTAATTCCTTCCGGTATAATTATCGAATCCATTCTTCTTTTTCTTGTTATAGTTTCCATCTAGTACCTTTGCCATATTGGCATCTTTGATCAACCAGTCAAATGTAGCTGACCAGTTCCGATCATTCGCACCTTTTAGAAAGTCAGACGCTTCCGCTTTCTCAAACAGCTTCTTAAAATCATCCACTGTGTAAGTATGCATTCTTGCTCTAATTGCTTTTTTACGAGATTCAGAAAGTGATCTGACAGAAGGAAGGGATGGACACAAAGTATTGTACAACTGCATTATTTTGTTGTACTCTATAGTATCTATATTCTTATTCTTTATCTTATTCTTATCTTCTTCTATTGCGTGACTGTCACGTGACATCACGTTCCCGTCACAATTAAGCTCTTTTTCTCGCTCTCTCTGACGCTGTTTTCTTAATCGATTTTGTTCTCGTATCTTATCCATTCCCTCTACATTTTGATGTTCTTCCCATCCCGTTATATAGAGAAAATCATTATCATTGACGATCATTCCAAGCTCTTCCATGGAACTTAACGCAAGCTGTATCGTACCTTCTTCAAAATTAAGTTCCTCTGCCAGCATCTTCGATGTATATGGGATATCCTCAGTCAGAAATACCCTTCCATTCGCATTACATCTTCCAGCAATTGTCAGCAGCATCACCCAGATAAGAACAATATTATCCCCGTCAGGAAGTCTTCTTAAATGCTTGATTTTCCTGTTATCAAACATATACGTGCTAATCTTAATCCACTTCACATCTGCCATTTTTTCCTTCTCCTGCCTTCCTTACGTTGCTGACTGCATTACTTCTTCATGTCCGTCCTGCGCTGCATCCTTGTCTGAATAATCTAATGACATTCCAGATTCATATTCCCGGTATATCTGCATCCAGTCTTCCAATTCCATGGTTACTAAAATATTGTGGTTATTCTTCTTGTGAAAAACTGCAGGCAACAAAAATTTATCAGTTGCAGCTGCATCTCTCTTTGCTTGATCCATCCAGTCATATAATCTCATCTGTTCCTGATGTTTGGCTTCCACATGGATATATGGCAGTCCTACCACGTCCGATGCATCACCAGTATTTCCACAATACTGTGCTGTTCTTCTGGCTTTGTTATATCCAAACTCCCTGAAAATACTTGCCAGGTATCTTTCAAACCTGGCACCCTTCTGCTTACTATTCACCGGCATATATTTCACCTCTTACTTCAAACTTCTTACAATTCTGCGGTAGGTACAACGGATAAAGAAGTATTTTTCCACTCGCTCCGCAGAAATGAATGTTCCGTGTTCTTCCTGGCAGTGTAACATGGTGCGAACACAGAAGACATTTCCTCTCTTGTTCATACTTTTCAAGTACATTCATCTTCTCCACTGCTCCTAATTAAACGGAAGTTCCTCGCTTATACCATCTGGAACATTCATAAATCCATTTTCATCCACTGATCCATACGGAGACGCTGCTTCTTCTGTTGTGCCGGCAGCAGTTCCTTTACTTTCACAGAAATCATGTTCTTCAACGACAACGTCCGTTGTATATACTTTCTGTCCATCTTTATTGGTATAGCTTCCTGTCTGAATACGTCCGCACACAGCAATTTTTATTCCCTTATGTAGATATTTTTCAGCAAATTCACCGTTCTTACCAAATGCTACACAACTGATAAAATCAACATTCTGCTCGTCTTCTCGCTTATATCTTCTATCTACTGCAAGGCAGTATCTTGCAACCGCCATACTATTTTCGCCCTGTGAATATCTCACATCAGGATCAGCACACAAATGCCCAATTAAAATCACTTTATTCATTATGCTCACACACCTCCACAAACTCCCCATCTTTCAAACTATACATCGTATCTTCTCTCAGCTCCTTCGCCGTTTTGTTTTTATTCATCAACTTCCTGTTCAAGCCAATGTGCTTTACAATCTACGCATACCTCTCTACTTGATACTAGACTACCTTCTTTTCGGCAATATGCTCTTTTATCACCTGCATAATATGGACAATTTATGTTGTAATAAATCATAGCTTCTTCGCTTGCACCACCATCATCAATGCTTACTCGGTTCAAGCGTGATTCCAAACCGTCCAGCAATAGATTTATCATATATTCCCTATTTGTCATTCTGTTTTCTCCTTATACGGTTCCGGCAACGGCATCCAAGCAATAATTACTTTCGTTGAATACTCATAGATTCCTTCAAAAATACCATTTCCTGCATATCTTAATTCTGTTACTGTACCACTTGAAAATTGCGCTATTACATTCATTGCATTCTCTGGTAATCTCTCACTGCATGGAATCCATTTGCCAGGAACATTTGTGTCCTTAGCATCTTCCCTGTCCTCATACATCGCCAGTCTGTCTACCAGCTCCTGTTTCTTATTCGGGGACCAGTATCCTCGCTTTATACCGTTCTCTCTTTTATGTGTTAATCTCTCCATGATCGTTTCTCCTATTTCATAAACAATATCCACCGTGTCTTACCTCTCTGATCTCCGAGAAGCGGTTTCTTTCCAAATTCTTTCAACACGTCATTCAGTTTTATTTGTTCCTCGTTCCACTTAAAAACCAATATTCCGTCCGGCTCTAACACTCTCATGCATTCCAGAAATCCTGCTTTGAGGTACGGTTTCCATTCTTTTGGGAGAATCCCGTATTTCTTAGCAAGCCATGATTCACTGCCGGCTTGCATTAAATGAGGTGGGTCAAACACCACAATCTTAAATGTATTGTCCGGAAATGGCATCTCCCGGAAGTCCATTTTTATATCTGGCTTAACTAGAAGTGCTCGCCCATCACTCAATGTTGTTTCAAGCTCTCTATTGTCTGCAAATAGGACATCTTGATTCTCTCTATCAAACCAAAACATACGACTTCCACAACATGCATCAAGTATTTTTTTCATTTCGTCCCTTTCTTGACAACCAACTACCGTGGGATAATCGGTTGTCTGTTTAACTAACCTTTATAATTTTCAAACCGTTCACACGCCATAAATGCGTATCTGGAATTTACCCATCTCTGCATTCTTTTTAGTTGATCACGCTTCTTTAATTTGTATTTGTCATAAATCATCACGTAGGGTGCATATCCCAAATCTCTGAGTGTGTATATCCGGTCAAGGTCTTGTTCTAATGTTGTATCGAATCCGCACAAGACATACACTGTCATTTTCCGCCTATCCCATCCGGTAGTCTCTTTAAATGCTTTGAATTTTGGTACAATGATGTCTTTATCCTGGTATCTATCCCATGCAAAATGTATCTGCTTAATCTTCATCCGCTTGATATATTCCGCTTTCTCTTCTGTCATAATTCTGATGTCGCACCCTTGTGAGAAATCTACCCAAGCCTTGCTATCAATAAGCTGTTGACTCAGATTTTTCCAGTCCTTGCAAGCGAACATATTTGGATCCAGCAAAACGATATTCTTCTGACCATTCCAGAATTCAGACAAATCAGCTACCTTACGGCTTTTCTGTCCCTCTTTTTCTTTCACGACGCAGAAATCGCAACCTCTTGGACATCCTCTTGTCAAGAATCCATATGCCATATTTCTGCATAATTCTGGATACAGGCTGTAATCTGGATAGATGTGTTCAATTTTGTCCGGCAATGACTTGCCACCAGATGGATATTCATACCCTGTACCGCCTTTGATTATCTCTCCGGCGCACACTGGATGAGGATAATCCGGTGTAAAGGTAAATACCTTGCTCATATATACCCTGTCTGGTGGATTCAGCCATGCTGTAAGTGGGTCATACCACTCGACTTGATCTCCGTTCTGCTTATGCCATGCAGACAGCTTCATCAGCGGAAGATTCGGAAAATTATGACCGTCTACGTCGATTAGTGATATCCTCATCTTTCTATTCACCGTAATAATAATTTTCGAGAAATTCTTTTAGCATCATTCGATTTTCATTCCTTTCTCTATCCAAACAATGCCGATGCTACATCCGTCTGCTGTGACTGTGCCGGTTCTGGGGCCGGCTGATTATCAGGAACAACTTCTGATACTTCCACATCCATAACCGGCTCTGCATTCTGATCTGGATAATTAACCTTTCCCTGATCATCTGTGAAGGTCATATCATTCTCAAATGCGTTCTGAAGGTCAATGCTCATGATTCCCCATTTACTAATCAACTGTCTCAGCATAGTCTTATAGGCCATTCCGTCAAAGTTCTTATACCAGAATGAAGAATACATCCAGGAATCTTTCGGATCGTATTTCCCAGCTTCATAGTCTTCAAAAGACACCTTTTCTTTATATGTTCCATATTTTGTCTTGATCTGTGTCGCATTTTTTGAAAACGCCGGTGAATACTTGTCCGCATGAGCCATCATCTGCTTCTTTGACCAGTAAATCGCTTTCTTGAATCCATTGGTCAGCTCAAACATTGCATAATATCCAATGGTCGGTGCTTCTTCTCTCTCATCCCATTTATCAACCATCAGATTGATTTTAATTTCCTCATTCAGAGGATCAAAATATTCCAACTCACCTTCTTTTACTGCCAGAACATTCAGTTTTTTATACTGTCCAGAACGAATTGCAAGCTGTATATATCCCTTGTATCCGAGCTGGAACTGTGCTACCTTCCCCTGTTCCTTGTCATTGAACGGAACCAGGTAATAATGACCAAGCTGTGGTGATGGTGAAAGCTTCAACGATTCCCCAAGCAATGCACCGGAAAGAATCGATTTATTGGTGCATTCCTGAAGCGCTGCATTATTATTCACTGCCGAAATCACACCTGTAATAAAACGCTGCCTGTTATCTTTTCCAAGTGCCTGATCAATGTTTGCAGCCACCGCCATGCTGTTTAAAAATGTTGTAATTCCTGTTTTTGCCGGCTGTCCCGGATGTGCCTGTTTTGTGTTTGCTAAACTGTTATTAACTGCCATTGTCATAATCTCCTTCCTAAATTGCTTCAAATTTAATCTGTCTATCCTCAAAGAATTTCTTGAGTGCTAAAGCATCCTCTCTTGACAGATATGCTCTAAAACCAATCCAATCACGCTGCGGCTCTTCCTCAACCACTGCTGTCGTTTCTGCCGGTGCTGGCTGATCTGCTGCAACACTTGTTTGCACTACTTCCTGTTCTTTCTTCAGACGCTCCGCTTCTTCCTTGCGCTTCTGGATATCAGCAAGCTCCTGACCTTTCTGAATCGCCTGAGACAGGTTCAGTGTCTTCTTATACACTTCCATGGCTTCAAAACTAAATTCTGGTAATCCGCTGATTGTTCCAACATCTTCACCGATTCTATACATAGTCTCTTTCATCTGATTTTCTACTTTTGACAGTGATACCGATGCATTCAACCACTTCTCATCCCAGATCATCTCAAGTGTCACAAACTTCTGGAAGCCGATAGATTCAAACAGTTCCTGAACCGTCTTTCTCTTTTCCTCTCTCTTGATCTGCTCGACTTCTTTGATCTGAACATCAATTGCACTGATCTGTTCATCTACCAGTCCAAGAACTTCTTTGACCTCTTTTTCAAATTTGTTATATGGTTCCATGCACATCTTTTTGATACGTTTCCGCTCATTATCAATTGCTCCACGGAGTTTGTTCAGATCAGCTCTGTCTTTCTTACCATCTGCGATTGTTTCCTCTGTGAAGACCAGTCCCTTATAGTCTTCCATCTTCTTGACAATTGCTGTTTTCAATTCTTCGTTGTTCCACTTAATTTCCTGAACAAACCCGTTCTCCTGTGGGCTAATGATTCTTAACTCAAGCATATTAAAATACCTCCTATATTTCTGGAAGAATGCAACCTGGCATCTTCCGATTTTCCACACACTTCCAAAATCTCATCTCTGCTTCCAGTAGATACTCAAGATCAGCTTCTACATTGCATCTGTCGATGCGATAATCTCTTTCTCTGGCAACATCATCCCACCAGTCGCACCGTAGCCGAGCTCTCAATACTACAAAGTCCCAACCGGTTACCAGCAAATAATGAAGAATCTGAGCATAATAGTTATCAGGAATCTGATCTTTCCATTTCGCATACTGCATGGATTGATTGATGCTGCTTGTCTTGATCTCCAAAATACCATTGCGTCCATCCTGATCAGTCAACTCACCGTCCAAGGATGCTTGCATGAAT